CCGCAGGCTCGATGCAAACATATATCTTATGGAAAGTAGTCTTGTCATCATTCCAGAACAAGTACTTTGGCATCATAAATATCTTATGATCCACGTAATTCACTATAACACCTTTCTTGGCATCATTAGCCAAAGGATTAGGAGCCACGGTACCTTCCTTGTCCGAGAAAAATGTTATACGAACCTTATTGTATGATGACGAGTCGCCGATCGGATAATTATAGTTACCCATCATCTCTATATACATAATACCGTTATCAGAATCGGATAAACCGCTTACGTATTTTTCGTAATCCAACTCCACCCATCTGGCGTATGAGGATACATGTGGATAGAACTTGAAATAAGTCAAGTTGCTTCTACCGAACCAATTGGTCTTGGCGTCAATATCATTCTGCACAGACACACGATCTTCCCAATCAGTAGATATGCCGGTATTGAACTTAGAGTTATCACCATCACCAAAAAGACACATGGCGTTCTCAATACCAAACTGACTCTCATATTGAGGGAAGTACTTTTTCATTGAATCCATCAATATATCAAGCATAGTCTCGGTATGCTTCTTGCCTTCCCACCCATCGCCTTGGAATAAGAACGTACATTTACCCAATGACCTACCTCCTTGGAACGTGGGTAGTTGAACATCATTAATAGTAGGATTCACGTAAGGATCACCTACCGAACACCCATTAGTACATATACCCTCATCATATAACTGCCGGACATTAGACATATCCTGACACAAGACCAAGGCGGAAGAATCTATATCAGACGGGAATTTGTCCTCATCCTGACCATCCAGCCATTCTTGAACCAGATCTATGATATTCTTACCTCCACTGGAGTAATTATCGAAATCACACAATACAGAAAATTTCCTTTGTGACTCGGCGTTACTTTGTATTAAGGTGGTAGGCTCTGTCTCCGTATAATCACTAGCCAACTTATATGTAAAATCAATCCTAGAATCCACCAAAGAGTTTTTATCCAATATAGTCCTGGTCTCTATCCTCTCGATATCATCACATCCACTAGGGAAATCGGGAGCCTTTATACCGTCTTGATCCTCTGGCAATGATATAGCAGCGCATAACTCGTCAGTAATACCTACATTAGATTCTATGATATCACACAGGTTCTCTATATTATCAGCGATATAATCAATAGCATCATCTACCGTAACATCTTCCCCCATCGTGTTGATAACGAATTGGGTCTCTCCTACCGTGGCATATTCCTGCTCTACATATCTGAGTTGCTTGACATCTAGCTGATTCTTGCATTCTCCTCCAAAACCATCAAATCCCCAAGACGGGTCGTTTATGATCTTTGCCGTATTCTTAAACTGCCAAAGATGACGGCGGCTGTTCCCGGCGCACTGCGGGTTGTTCTCCAGCACCGACGCAGCCGACAGGTCGTCAGAGTTACCGTCCTCATCAACGATAACCTCCATCTCCTCCCTTGTGGCCGGACGAGGGATAAGCGGGAATCTAGCTGTCCTGTATCCTGTATTGGTAAAGAACCTTATACCCAACGGATATACCTCGTCACGCATGAAAGAGGCGTATTTAGAGCAAGCCACACCGTCTTTATACAGATTCTCCGTGGCTATCGATGTCTGCCATTTAACGAAATGACCCAAGAAATTAACGACCGGTTGAAGATTCCATTCATTCTCCACGGTCAATCCGTATTGAAGAAGACGATTCCCGACAGACGTCATGCCTCTGGCTGTCTTATATACCGGTATTTCCTTGGATAACTTCTCCATGGTCGTACGCTCGCTATATTGATCCGTAAGGTAATAGATGGTCCTTTCCGTTATCGGATGTATACCTTCTATGAAATACTCAAGAACCGGGCTTTGCTCGCCATTATATCCAACGGTGTTCTGTATAACACCTACCTTATAATGAGATACCTGCTTATCTATATTGGATACAGTAAGCCGGATACCCATGTTGGTTGATTTGCCCCATAAGCCATCACGAATGACTATATCCTGACGATCGAATATCATGATAGGGTTGGTCAATGAGCAATATCCGGTCTTCTCTATCCCGAACTCATCGCACAACGCCACGCAGAACTGGTAGGTCCCGGCACGCAGGCTTCCCCCGAACTCCACGACCTCAGGCTCCACGCACGGGGCCGTCAGCAGCGGGAATACCAGTAGCTTCTCGCAAGCCAGCCTACACCTCTCTATTGGCTTATCATCCCCACATGTCTTATATCCATGATAATGATACCAGAAGTCACCATCATCATCCGGATTAAGTGCCTTGTCAACCATAACATATCGCTGGGGGTTATATCCATCAGTCCAGTATATCACCTTACCACACTTCTCATCCTTGATCTCTATATCAAAGATCGGGTGATGAATGGAAAAGTTAAGACAAGGGTCATCGGTCCCATCCTCTATCAACACCTCCATCAAATCACATATCTCATCGAAACGACCATCCGACTCCTCAAGCCTCTCGCCAAGGATACGATGAATATCTTTCCCTGATCCCGCTAATTGATCCTCTACGGTCTTGACATAATCCAATGACCTCATGAACGTGATCTTAGAGGTGTTGTTATCAGGATTCACCAGAAAGAAATAAGTGTTATCACCAGCTATATCATTCTTATACCCAATAACCTTATAGCCATCAAATCGCTTACATAAAAGGGTACTAGGCTCGTTCTGGATCTTAAGCTGACTCCCATCGTCACCCTCTATGGTAGCGTTCAAGGCGAAACTGTACTCAGACGGGGATAGGTCCTGTGGATGCTTATCCCTGTTCATCCCGGAATCGGGAACCGCTATATTAGAATTATTTTGCACGATGTTATGTTTTTCGCAAATATAGCAAATCCGCCAGATAATCACTTATGTGGCGGATTCTAATAAACTGTACGTATTATGCAAAACATTCAAATCGCACAAAAATAGAAAATCCTTCTGACTCTTACAAGCCAGAAGGAAAATCTAAACACTTTGCAACGTTTACCCCTAATGAAAATACAAAAACATAATAATTATGGATTTTTCCCCATGTAGCTTGATTGCTTGTCGGCGTCCTCTACGGATATGTAGAAGAACCCGTTAGTCACGTATCTCTCATTGACGTCCACAAAATCAGTAGATCCTTTGTCCACCCCTTTCTTCGATCCCTCATCACACACAGCGACCAGACTATTAAAGTCATTGGAATAACCTACGACTACACCGTGCATATCCCGATTTCGAGGATCGAATACGTACCTCATCTTACACCTATCGTAAGCTAACTCTAAAGAGCTTTTGCTTAGCCTCTCATCTAATCCAGCACCCGCTACCAAGGCCAAAACGCTCTTTGATATGTCACTCATGGTGGTATCCTTGGCCGGAGCCTTAGGTATAGAAACGCCTTCCATGACAAAATCCAACGCCTTATCTACAAGACCATCGAAATCATCATCTCTTATATAATCCTTAAGCACCTCCAGTATATATAACCGGACATGGAGTTCGTTATTGACATCATTCAATGTAATCATAATACTAGTTTTTGGCAAAGCTAGATTATTTCTGTGCAATAAAAGATCAAATATGTCATAAGCGAAGGACTAAAAAAAATAAAAACTCCCCCATTCTCACGGACGAGAGAGCTGATAGATATTTGTATTATGAAAAAGAATAATCACTCACCTATTCTTACAATACAGTCACGAGACTCCTTGTTATAAATCATCGTACCTACCTTAGAATACAAGGTCTTTATATTTTGCCAATTATCCTCGCCGTGAGCGGATACGTTAGTAGGGGCATCACCGGTATAAACCTCCTCACCTCCTATGTTGACAAAATCATATCCACGTTTCTCCATCGTTCCGCCCTTATAAGCTGTAAATTTGATAGTTACATTCCCTCTTTCTCGACCGCCATACCAGTTGCCGTATATACCACATCTGATCTCAAGGGGAAGCTTATCATAATTATCCCCGTCAAGCAACGGTCCCATCTGGATCAAAGCGGCCTCATTCCCTGATTCCATGTTATCGCCACCATGGATAAGATAATCACCTACCCGCTCCTGCGTGGTCTGGTACTGTTTACTCCAACCAACCAGCTTGCCGTCCACGTCCGGGAGGCCGGTGTTGTCGAAACCGGTTGCCGTGTCGAAGTCAATGCCGTCCTCGTCATCCCAGATATACCTAAGCACAAGGAAATCGAACTCAGGGATGATCACCACCGGAACCGACTCCTGCCTGCACACGAACGTCTTCTCCTCCTTGGTGCCTTCTTTTATAACCTTGTACGTAGCCTGACGTATCTCTCCAGTCTCATTGATATCAGCGGTAACCCTAACCTCAGCAGGGCCGGTACCACTTGTCTTATCTAAATGTATCCAATCAGCCATATCATCGTATTTTGTTAAATAAGTTTAATATACTTATCAAAAGCGTTGGGCCACATCCGCTCATAAGACAACATCCTTCTCCTATTATCCTCAGCCAGTTCCCGATAATCATTCAAGGTAATCATCGACATCTTAAGCTCCTTCATAGCCCTAGCGAACTTACCCGGCTCTTGTTGGGCGTATAGCTTATAAGCTTCACCAGCGCCTTGTATCAAGCCATTCACGGCAGCGTTCTCGAAGATCTTCATCTTGATATACGTCTCGACATAATCCTCAAGATAACCTAACGCCGTTTCAGGTATATACGGGAGACCGTCATCATCCTTGGGTGTAGCACGATATATGATGTAAATAAATCCATCAAACCCGGTATACATAGTATTGCCGGATATAGTTATATCATAATTATCCCAAGCATATTTATCCCGATACTTGTCGGCGGCGCAATCACGTCTCAACCCACGACCTATAGACAGCCTTACGGGGTGATGGTAATGGAAGCGAACCTCGTGAGACCCGATATATATCTTCTCCGTGATTGTCTTCTCAAACTCCTCCTTACAGCACTCCGTGCAGGAGTTCCAACGAAACCCGCGCTCCGTGCGCTCGACCCAGCCGATCTCGTGTTGGAGGTCAGCCTTAGCCTTATCGCCGCCAGGGATCTCGCAAACAAGAGGCTCACACCTGTAAGCGTCAAGCATGTCGAAGAAATCGGATGGTAATACCGCCTGCTTGTTACTGGTCTTTACAACCGCCTCGGACATGACGGCTATAACACCCCCAAACCTTTTTAAAGCTATCTCAGCCCACCTATAAACAGACGAGGTGTCTATAGCTCCGCTATCGTCGTATTTATGTAAATCGGCCTTGATCTCGGCCAATAAGCCTTTTATTGTCATATTCAAGTCTTTTGCACAAAGATATGTATTTGAATCCGTGATACAAAAAAAATCCAGTCTACCATCACGAGCTAACTGGATCATAGAAACTTCTACAGCTTATAAACCCATTTAACTCCAAATACCTTACTTTCCGATTCAACTTCCCGGTACAAGAACTTATATCTCCTTCCAGACTCCATAGCCATTCTACACTCCTTGTTTAATGCTGGAGAGATATATAAATGAAAATACTTATTCCTCGGCATAAAATCCATACACGTATGGACGTAAGAATATCCACCTGTCCCACGCCTGTTTATAGTCCCGGTAAGTTTATTCAGATATATCTTACGGTTGGGATTAATCTTATGACATAGATAACCGATGTTATTTATATAAACCCCGCCCTCATTATCTAAGTACTTATCACGTATGACTTTCCAGATCAACGACTGACATTCGAGAATATCATTCTTGTCCACGATCGTATGTTTCCTCCTCTTTCCATTCTTAGACATAATAGACCTGTAGAACCGAAGAAAGTATTGATCAAGTATTTTAAACGACTTTGTTTTCATGTCGCAAATATAATAATTTCATCCTTATTCAAGAAATATTTGGCAAGTT